ACAGTAAAGTTGAATGGTCCTGAGCATAACTAACCTATATATGTAATACAGTGTAATTATACTTAAGTGTATAACGTTACATATCCCGTGTAAAACTTAACGCTTATATGTAATTACACTCTATTATAAATAGAGTACTTCCTACTAATATATTTACTGTTATTATTATATATTCTTTAGAAACAAAGACTTAGACCACTAAACTACCCCTTAAAGAATCAAACGGCTATGTAACTGAATAATTACACAAATAATTTGGCTTAATTTTAAAACTGTGCTACTATGGGGTCTAGTCAACCAACGTAGAAGGAAAACGAAATGAAATTCGATATCATCGAAGCTTCGCCGCTTGCAAAGGGCGTCACTGATAAAGCAACAAGCCGGACTATTGATCCAATATACCCCTTCGATCAACTTGAAGTAGGCCAAAGCTTTACGGTGCCGCTTGACTTCGACAAATGGAAGTCATTACGAACAATGACCTATCAGAAAAGCCGAAAGAATAAGCGCTTTATCTTTTTGAAGCATGACAACGAAAGTAACAAGTGCTACGAAATTTCACGCGTCGAATAAGGGGCTTACCGTGGGCTATCAACTTAAACCGCATTCTGCACGCGCTGCGAACATCTTCGTCCCTGACGTTGATCTGAGCAAGCCTATGCCGATTCGCAGCCTGGGCGCTGCATATCCTTTTCACGCCATGCAGCCCGGTCAATCATTCTTCTTGCGCTTCGATGAAACTTCGCAGTATATTAGAACGCTTGCTAAGGAAACATTGAAGCGATACAATCGTAGTTACCGAATGTACTTCGTAGCGATCAAACACGAAGACGAACCGAAGCGCTTAGAAATTGCGCGGATCGTTTAATCGACAGCTAACAATCAATGTGGGCTAAATATGAAAACCAAAATGCCGGAAGAAATCAAGACGCGGTTTCGTGCGCGTAAAGAATGTCATCCAACTAAAGTTGTATGGGCGATGTTGTCGAATGAATGTTGGTATATTTACGCGCATACTCAACGTGTTGCAAACAGATACATGAAAGAATACGAAGCGCAAGGCTTTGAAGTCTATAAGGAGATTAAATAATGGAACTCAAACCCGAAGACTTGACCGTAGACACATATCACGCCGAACGCGTAGGCGGTTGGTCAACTGCGCAGCCAATCGCCGTTCGTATAATGCATAATCCAACCGGAATTAGCGTATCTAAGTCGGATGATAGAAGCGTACACCGTAACAAAGCTAACGCTTACGCCGACCTTTGCGAAGCTGTAGCGAAGTATTACAAGGCCGCTTGCTTTACCGGAAGCAATCCTATTGCGCAAACGCAAGTTAAGCTGTACGCTTGCCACGATCAACCCCGGCCAGTAGCAGGGGCAATAACGCACTACGCACAAGACGAATACGAATACACCGAATTGACCGAAAGCGGGCGTATGCAACGGCATGCGGTTGCATAGATGGCGAAGCGTTGAAAGATAAACGTTGTACCGGATGCAAACATATAAGGAAATAATCATGAAACTTTTTGCACGCGCTATTGCATCGTTGTTTATTGACGCTATGCGGTTTATTTATGCAATTTCTATACTTGGCATTATCGTGGCTTTGTTCGTATATCACACAGCAATTATGTTTTGTATTCTTGGCGCACTTTTTGCGCTTGGTATACTGTTGCTTCGCATGGCCAAACTTGATGCAGAAGACAAAGCAAAGCTTCCGAAAGAACGTATGTTCAAAGGAGATTTATAAAAATGGTAGCGAACTATTCAGACGCAACAAAACTTAAACATGCACGATTAATTGCCAAAGAAGGCAAGCTTTTTATATCTGAGCGTAAGCAGCTTGTGCAAGGCAAATACGGCGGCATGGTTAGCCAACTGTATTGGCTGGTTTACCGTGAAAGTTTCCCGCGTAATATCTTGCTAGGTAAGCGAACGTCAATCAACGGACTTTTAACATTGGTCAAACAAACCGCAGGACATAAATAAATGGATATCGTAGACAGCACGGAAGTTATTGGCGCAATTATGCTAGATGCTCAAATCGCTGCTATCCGCACTAAAGCCGTGCTTGATATTGGCTTTGCCGGTGATTGTATCGAATGTGGCGAACCAATGCCGCGTTTGATTTTGGGCGTGTGCTGCCCATGCCGCGACAAATTGGGCCTGCCGTGACACCCGCAACCCTGGCTAAGTCCAACACCGAACACGCGCACCAAACGGCGTTGTTTGCATGGTGCGCTATCGCCGAACATCAAGGCTTTCAAATAGCGCACTTATGGGCAAATGGCCTTAGCCTTGCATCGGCAAAAGAAATTGGCGTAGTCTGTCCGGTGCCTGAACTGCATTGGTTCTTTGCGATCCCAAACGGCGGTAGCCGTGGTGACGACGAAAAGACCCGCGCTATACGCGGCGGTGCATTGAAGGCCGAAGGCGTCCGCAGCGGCGTATCTGATACGTTCTTGGCCGTAAAGCGCGGCGAATACAGCGGCTTGTTTATCGAAATGAAGAAGCCTAGCGAAAAGCCAGTTAAGGCAACATCGAAAGGCGGTGTATCGGATGAACAACGTAGTTTCGCCGAATTCGTTAAAACGCAAGGCTTCGGCTTCGTAGTGTGCTATAGTTGGGTCGAAGCAGTAGAGAACTTAACCGCGTATCTTAATTGGGGTCGTAATGATTAAACTTGCCGAAGTCGTTACCGTAGCAACATCGAATCGCCGTGATATTCCTGCGACGTTGCGCGTTATTGCCGATCAAATCGAAAGCGGCGAATTTCCAGACGTTGTTTGCGCAACACTTGTCGTTAATGGTAAAATTTTGGACGTATGCCACTTGGGCGAAGGAACCAGCACCAACGCGCATTTGATGCTTTGCTTAGGCCAACGCAAATTGGAAGAAATGATTATTAAACAAATGGGCGAACTATGATGTATATTCGCAACGGTAACTTGTGCGGTATGTGCGGACAATGGTATAGTTCCGCATGGTCGAAGTGCTGGCCCTGTCAACAGAAAAGGAATGAACCAAAATGAAAACGCTAATTTGTATCGTATTACTTGCGCTGTCTTCTGTTGCATATGCAGAAGACCAATATGCAGCAAAATCAAAGTTTGCTGCCGAAGTTCTGTTAAGCGCCGCTGTAAATGCGCCGGACAAGCTGAAGATTGATAGTACGACCGTATATCGCCGTCCTGGGCCGTTCGGCAATGTATGCGGAACTATGCGCGGACAGAACGCATACGGCGCTGAAATACGCGCTAACTTTGTTGTAAGCGATAGCCCAACAATGCCGGTCTACATTGGGCCAATCCCGCTAAACGTTTTCAAAAATTATTGTAGCGGCGAAGAAGTGAAATAAAACTTGCGTTCAACGTAGGATTGACGTATATTGAGTACATCAACCAACGAAAGGCACAAAATGTTACTTACAGTCTTGCTTGAAGATCAACGCGTATTAGTTGAAGTGGAATTTGACGAAGACGACGACGGTTTGCATATCGAATACACGACTTGCAAAGAACACTTTAAGTCGCTTGCATGGGCTATCTTTAATGACGCATCTAACCGCGAAATTGAAACGGCTGTTTGGGCCGCGCACGTTGAAGCTCAATTTGAAAGCAAAGCCCCATGAAAACTTACAAATGCCCACATTGCGCCGATCTTGGCATCGTATGGCGCTGCCGCAGCGGTGCCGATTGCGTGTGCGCTATGCTGGATTCCGGCGTAGCTTGCACACAGGGTATGTCGTATAAATGCGTGCATTGCAATCCGCTTGCATCAACGGAGATTAAGCGTGAACAAACCGCACATATTCTTTGATTGTGGTTACTGGCGCGTTACGCCAATGCAAACGCCATCAAACACGCCGAAAGTTAACAGTCTTTATGTCGCTGCACATACATTCTGTTGCAAGCTTAACGCACGAATTTTGATGCCACGTCGTACCGAATATCGCAACCGTCACAAGGAAAACACAAAATGAATATGACAGAGCGTTACGAAGCTATCAAGGCAAATCGCCGCAAGCTTGACGAATGCAAGCAACATGCGTTTATTGATGCGTCGCCGCCGTATCACATGTATCATGCGTTTCATTGCACGAATTGCGGCGGTCATATGCAAGCTATCGAAGCTGCGCAGTATGCACGCGGTTTCAAGGCTGCTGGCGGCAATCCGAACCTTATCATTCCTAACTTCGATTAATGTGGGCATTATGCTACTTAAGTTTACTCGCTTTGTATTCTTAGCAACCCTGATCGCAATTTGTTTCAGCTTCGCCGCACAGTCGGACGTCGAGGAAGCAACGCGGCAAGACGAAGAATATTGCCACAATGTCGCAAACGGCATTTGGCCCGACTACAAAAATAATTTTGCAAAAGAATGCAAAGAAAAGCTTGACGAAGTAAAACAAAGTCTTTAAAGTAGCACTCATACCAACCCGCCGCAGTAGCGGCAACACTCAAGGAGTTTTACAAATGGCTACCAAGAAACAAACCAATGCGAAGCAAACCGCCGTTGTCGTCACCCTGGCAATGATCGTTGCCGCAACGCTGGCCGATTCGTTCCTGTACACCAACGCCGCAACGCATGGCCCGATGGTTGAAGCTGGCACTGTCGAAGTAAACCCAAGCATGACCAACCCCGAAAACGCGGCCGAATTTGCGACCCGCGCAACCCCAAAAGGAATCGAAAGCATGAACGCACCAACCGCAGCACCCGCAGCAAAATCGGCCTTCAAACTGGACGACGCCGTAGCACTGCCGACCATCAAGCGCGGTGGCCGTCAAGGCAATATTTACCCGTTCGACGAAATGGCCGTAGGTCAATCGTTCTTCGTCGCCGCTGACTCTGACAAGCCGGACCCTGCCAAGTCCCTGGCTTCCACCGTTTCGAGCGCAACCGCCCGTTACATGGTTGAAACCGGCGACGCTGAAACCGTCGAAGTTAAGACCTACCAAACCGGCGAAGACGGCAAGCGCGTCAAAGTTGACGGCAAATTCGTTGTCGTATCGGTTGCCAACGAAACCCGCCCGAAGATGGCCGAAACCCGCAAGTTTGTTGTGCGCTCGGTTGTCGAGAACAGCATTAAAGGCGCTCGCGTCTGGCGTACCGCGTAAGACGGTCATGACGGCGCTTTCGTCGCCTTGCCCCTGCAAAAGCCCTGCATTCGTGCGGGGCTTTTCTTTTGTCCAATGTTTCGTTACAATGCGGAAACCGCGCCTATCCTGGGCGCTAAAACTTTCATATAACAGGTCAGATTATGCCCGATAAAGACGCGAACAATACGGCGTATTTCGTAGAACTTTTTCGCCAATGTTTGCCGTTTTTATCTACAATCTTCCTATCCTGTTGGGGAGGCATTGTGTCATACCTTCAACGTATCCGCTTAAAGCACCATAAGTTTAGTTTCATTGAACTTTGCTTTGACCTTTCCATTTCTTCATTCGCCGGACTATTAACTTACTTCTTTTGCCAGTATGCGAAAGTTGGTGGCGAAATGTCCGCAATCCTTATTGCCGTATCCGGCCACATGGGAACACGCGCCATTGCCAGTTTTGAGCGTATGCGCGACCGCATTTTTGGCGTTACCGCTGGCGAAGATGCCGCGATTGATAAGGAAACAAAGCCATGATTAACAGCCGTAAAATTGAAGACCTGGAACCCGTAGTAGCATCGAAAGCGCGTGCGTTTATCGAAGCTTGCCGCGCCGAAGGTATTGACCTGTTAATTACGTCAACCTTTCGCGATTTTGACAGTCAAACCGCGCTATACGCACAAGGTCGCACAACGCCGGGTAACATCGTAACCAATGCCAAAGGCGGTTACAGCTTCCACAATTTCCGCTGCGCACTCGACGTAGTACCGCTACGTGGTGGAAAGCCTGTATGGGGAACCCAAAGCGAAGACGGCGCGTTGTGGCATCGTGTTGCAGAGATTGGTAAGGAATGTGGGCTTGAATGGGCCGGTGATTGGAAGTCGTTTAAAGAAATGGCGCACTTTCAATACACGGGCGGTCTTACCCTAGCCGAACTTCGCGGCGGAAAGCAGGTTAAATAAATGCTTGAAGCCGAAAAAATCATTGTCGTATTATCCGGCGCTGCATTGATCGTTATTTCGTCTTATTTCGCTGGCGTGCATCACGAACGCCAAGCGAATAAAGCGAAGATTAATAAATCAATCGTAAATGAAATTCCGAAAGTTGCAGCTAAAGAAGCCGCAACGAATAAGGCAATTGAAAAGGTAGGCAATGAAACCGAATCCAAAGTTGAAGACCTTGCTAATCGCAATCGTATTCTTGTCAATGAGCTTGGCCGGTTGCGGGTCCGCACCTGTCCTGCCAACGCCGCAGCCACCGCCACCGCCAGCACACGCAATGCGGCCAGCAACGCAACCAAACCAGCCTACGGGCCTGGAACGGGCGAAGTTAATCTTGACGGAGTTGCAGGAAAAATTATCGAACTAGGAAGCGATTTAGACGCCGCAAACATTCGCGTTGACGAACTTCGCGGCCTAGTTATAGTTTACAGTAAAGCATGTAAAGTAGATTAGACTTGCCCATTACTAAACTGTAACGTATTATGGCGCTATGAAGATTTCAGAAAGCTTGCGCCATGACAGACGACCGAATCGACAGCGAAGAATGCAAAACAGCTTTCGCTATTGAACTGCTTAAAAACCCTGCCGATGCATTCAAGGCAGCGCTTCAAGTTTTCCCTGACGATACCGGCCTTGCGCTACGCGCTGCCCATACTTGGCCAAAAGACCCTTTTGTATTAGCCGAACAAGTCCGCATTACTGAGGACGAAGGCGAAGCCGCGTTCTTACCAAGCAAAGCCGAACTTTGCCGCGATATCTGGGCGCGCATGAAAAAGGATTACATTAGCAGCGAAGATTATGTAAAGCTTGCGAAGCTTTACGCCGAAGTGCGTTCGTTTATTGAAAAGCCGAATACTAATGTAAACGTTGCCGTAGTTACCAATAAGGTTATGGTTGTCAAAGACCTGGGCAGTAATGACGAATGGGAAATGAAAGCCGAACGACAACAACGGGAACTATTAAATGTTAGTACGTCCCGTCACTAAACTACCCGAACTAAAGGCGCAGCCATTCGATGTAGTTTGGCAACCTATCCCGAATTCATCGCAAGAACTAGCGATTGACACGCGTTGTTCCCACACGCTATACGAAGGCGCACGCGGTCCCGGCAAAACCATTACACAGCTTATGCGTTTTCGTCGGCGTGTTGGCCTGGGCTATGGCGAATATTGGCGCGGCGTTATCTTCGATCTCGAATTCGATAACCTGTCGGGCCTTGTTGCCGAATCAAAAAAATGGTTTCCTAAGTTTTTCGACGGTGCGCGATTCATGGAATCAGCCGCCGCGTACAAGTGGGTTTGGCCGACAGGTGAAGAATTATTGTTTCGTCACGTAAAAAAGATTGGCGATTATGACGGCTTCCACGGACACGAATACCCATTCATAGGATGGAATGAATTAACGAAGTTTCCAACATCGGAGCTTTACGATAAGTTTATGTCTACAAATCGTAGTTCGTTTGAACCCGAACGCGATACGCCGAAAGACGCCAAAGGCAATTACTTAACGCCTGATGGCAAACCATTGCCGCCAATTCCGCTTGAAGTTTTCAGCACAACTAACCCGAACGGTCCCGGCCATCAATGGGTAAAGCGTCGATTTATTAACAAAGCGCCACGCGGCGTAGTATTGAAAACACAGGTTGAAGTATTCAACCCGCAAACGCAAGAAAACGATTTTGTAATTAAAACCCAAGTTACAATCTTCGGTTCATATCGTGAAAACATTTATCTTCGTCCTGAATACATTGCCGAACTGGAAAGCATCACTGACGAAAACTTGCGCCGTGCTTGGTTGTATGGCGATTGGGATATCGTAACAGGCGGCGCGCTTGATGACGTATGGAATAAGAAAACGCACGTTATACCGCGCTTCGTAATCCCGCCGACTTGGTTGCTTGATCGTGCATTCGATTGGGGATCGTCGCATCCGTTTAGTGTGGGCTGGTTTGCCGAAGCAAATGGCGAGGAAGCGACAATATATTACAAAGACGGAACTAGCCGCGCTTTCTGTCCTCCTGCCGGATCATTGATTCAATTTGCCGAATGGTATGGTACAAAAGAGATTGGCACGAATAAAGGCTTGAAGTTAAGCGCCGCTGATGTAGCACAAGGGATTATTGATCGTGAAGTGTACATGTTAGAAACTGGCTGGATATTGTCACAACCATGGCCGGGACCAGCGGACAATCAAATTCGTGATGTACGCGAAGCTGACGTAGACACGATTGAAAAGAAAATGAGTAAGAAAGGCGTTCGTTGGGTTGAGTCCGACAAGTCACCAGGAAGCCGCCGCAACGGACTACAGTTGTTGCGTGACCGCCTGGAAGCCGGTACAAAGCATGAAGGTCCGGCAATCTACTTCATGGACAACTGTATAGCTTCAATCGACACAATACCCACACTGCCACGCGATCCTAAGAAGCCCGACGATGTTGATACTTCCGCAGAAGACCATCCATATGATATGGTTCGCTATCGCGTCTTGAAGGGTAACAACCGCTTTGCCCGATCAATTAAAGTAACGCAACCACATTAACGAAAGCTTATATGCCAAACGTCGCATTTGTTCGTGAAGAAGTAAAGAAACTTATTCCACAATATTACAAAATTCGTGATTGCATCGAAGGCGAAGACGCAATTAAAAAAGCTGGCGTAAAGTATTTACCGCGGCCAAACGCAACTGATGTTTCAGCCGAAAATGCAGCGCGTTACGATTCGTATAAAGAACGCGCAATCTTTTACAACGTAACGCAAAACACGCTTGCCGGAATGGTCGGCCAAATCTTTATGCGCGATCCTGTTTGGGAAGTTCCGACTTCGTTGGATGCAACCGTAACCGATGCAAACGGCGGCGGCGTAAGCCTTGTACAGTTGGCGAAACGTTGTTCGTATTTTGTCGTGCCTATGGGGCGCAGCGGCGTATTGTCGGATTATCCCGTAAAAGAAGAAGCGGTGAGTAAAGCCGAACTTGAAGCCGGGGAGATTCGCCCAACGTTGAACGTTTACGCGCCTTGGGATATTATCAACTGGCGCAAAATTGTTAAAGGCGCACAAGAATTGTTTTCACTTGTCGTTCTTCAAGAAACGTATGTTATTGAAGATGACGGCTTTGAAATGAAGAAAGGCACACAATGGCGCGTTTTGCAATTGAATGATGCTGGCTTTTATTCCGTAACTATTTGGCGCAAAGGCGGCGAAGCAATTTATCAAATCGTCAAAGGTCCGTATTTTCCGACTGACGCTAAAGGTAATCTTTGGGAAGAAATTCCATTCAAGTTTGTAGGTAGTGAAAACAACGACGATATGCCGGACTTGCCGCCGATGTATTCGATTGCGTCTATCAACATTGCGCACTATCGCAACAGCGCTGATTACGAAGAATCTTGCTACATGGTCGGCCAACCTACACCATATTTTTCCGGCCTGACCGAAGAATGGGTGAACCAAGTTTTAAAAGGAAGTATTGCGCTTGGTTCACGTGGTGCTGTACCGCTTCCTGTTGGCGGCGATGCTGGTCTGTTGCAATGCGAACCGAACATCATGCCAATGGAAGCCATGTTGCATAAAGAAAAGCAAATGGTTGCACTTGGCGCAAAGCTGATTGAACAGGCATCGGTGCAACGTACAGCAACCGAATCAGTGCTTGAAAGTACAGCCGAAATGTCTACATTGTCGTCATGCGCAAAGAACATTAGCGCAGCCATTGAACAAGGTTTGAAGTGGTGCGCACGTTTTGCCGGTGTAGACGAAGAATCAATTAAGTTTGAATTGAATACTGATTTTGATCTGGCGAAAATGAACGCGCAAGAACGGGCGCAGCTTATCGCAGAATGGCAAGCCGGTGCAATCGCGTTTGAAGAAATGCGTTCAAATCTTCGTCATGCTGGTATTGCCAAATTGGACGATGAAGAAGCCAAAGCGTTGATTGACAAAGAACTTGAAGAATCAGTTAGTTTCGATAACAACGCTGCCGCCGAAGCTGCCGGAAGTACAGCCGCAGCAATTGCAGCCGCCGCGCCCCCTGTTAAACCAGCTTAATGTGGGCATATTATGACCGCTACATTTGACATTGCATTAGAAAAGCGATACGCCACGTTGCCGGATATTGCGCTAGTAGATATAACGGCAACCGATTCATTGCTAATTCGTGATAGCGCAACAGGCGTAGTTTTAAGATTGCCGTTTTCAGTATTGGTTGCCGCAATTAACACAGCGTTAGTGTCCGTGTATGAACCGGCAATTGCGCTTGGCACAACTG